CTGCGCCATCACACGCTTTAAGGCAGCTTCCATGAGGTTTTGATCAGGGTCATAGACAGTTTGGCTTTTCTCTTCTTCCTCCCTGATGTGCGCGGCCAGTTGTTCTTGTAGCTTGAAAAACTCAGTCAGGTTTCTGACAATATCAATCTTGACCTGAGTCTCGTCAACTGCGACATATGCTTGCTTCTTTTTCGCCAGAGGCTTTGCTTTGGCGGTTGGCTTTGGTTTGCCGCCAAAGAACGCAAGTAGCTGATTCCAAAAGCCATGAACCTCTTTGCCAATTGCGATGACTTCATCAGCAGTGGCCTTGATCTCAACAAAGGACTCCTTGGCTTGCTTGTACAGCTCGCATCCGGCTTGGATGTTCTTAACCAGCCCAGCGGCAAGAAGACAGATGCTGATCGGATCAATTTACAGCTCCTAGAGCTTTAGAACAAGCGTCATCAGCATACCAATGATGGCTGCACATGACCCTATCAATATCTGCTCAATGCGCTTGAGTCGAGCGTTGATGCTCTCGTATCGAAACTCGCACACCTGTTCATGCGTGTCTAAGCGTGCTTCAACTGGTGTCATGGCATTGCCGCCTTAATCTCATCAGTGGTAGTTGCCGCATCAATCGCAATCTGCATGGTGGCGTATTTCTCACGCACAGCTTGCCTTGCCGCTTCTGCCGCTGTTGCTTCAGATGGAATGGTTGCCTTGATGTCCAATGGCGCAAACTCAGCAGACCTTGCTTCTCTGCGCTTGTCGTGGGCAATGGTCTTGGCTTTGTCAATGTTGATGGTAATCACGCTGTGTACCTTTCTCTGTACCGTTGTGCCGCTTTTGCTTGGCATGGTTTGCAAACTCTACGATTGCCACGCAAAGTTAAATCGTGGCCTTCTTTACATACCGTCTTTTCCGCATTTGCGTTAATTTGATCTCGTGTATTTTCACTGCGGGTCAGCAAGCGTAAGTGTGCAGGGTTTACACAAGACCGAACTTTACACATATGATCTACACATAAATCAGAATGTATCTCACCATTAAATAGCTTATAAGACACTCTATGTGCTTCATGTGCAGTTCTTCCAATACCAAAACGCCCATAACCACCTTGGCTTACATGAGCAACCCACAGCCAGCAACCAGTATTTGGTTCTGGAGATACTTTTTCCATAAACCTATCAAGCATCAGAATACTCCCATGCGTTACGAAATGTGCGGTCTGATGGAATGTCAGCCACATCCACAATCTTGTAGGGTTTGCCTTCAGGCACTCTCATTTGGGCAAGCACCTCCATTGTGTTTCCTTCTTGTGCAAGCCACTCAGGTGCTGGAACAATGATTGCAACACCATCGTCTGTTGGGTAAATAATTCTTGAGTTCATGATTGTCCTTCAGCGGAAGATTGCTACATTAACTTGTTCTGCATCTTGCAGAGTATTTGCCAAAGTTCGTATGGCTATTCTTTGAGTTGTAGTTGTATTTCCTGACTGAGCCGCAATCCTTGCCCCGCTTCCAGCCGTCCCCTCGCCACTACCATAAACAACCGAATAATTTGCATCTGACATCGCAGTCGTGAAATTAACTGTGTATTCACCAGTGCCGTTATCCGTAATGTTGGTCACATTCCCGCTTGCACGAATTGCCACAGTACCTGTGCCGTTGAAGTTCACCCAAGCACGACATGAGTAGTTGATGCCATCAATGTTGGTTGATGGGTTTACAGACCCACCAGCGTTTGTTGTGATACCTGCTGAACCATCGATTACTGTGCTCATAATTTATCCTTTACACAAATATGCCAGTGTTAGCAACAGGAATTCTTGTTACTTTGTAATAACTACCTCGCAAAGGAGTAATTGTCCCAGCACTTTCAGTTGCTTGAAGTTTGAATGTTCCAGCAGTGCTTGCATTTGCCTCAACAATTGCTTTTATATGGTATTGATGGTTAACAGCGGTAGTCAATGAACCTGTTACAGGCAACGCTGATGTTGTTGATGCACTTGCTACTATTGCTGCTGTTTGTGCCGTTCCTACAGTACCAACACCGCCCACTGGAGTGCCAACATAATAGGCATTCACATTGACAGGCGTTTGTGCTGCCGTCAAAGTAAAGGTTACTGTGCCAGCGGTTGTTTTTGTAAAAAACAAAAAATATTCAATTTCGTAAACACCTGCTGCGGATAAAGTTATTGAGCTTGATGTGCTGAAATAATCTGCAATGGCTGCACCAATTGCCGAACCGTTTGCGGTTAACCTAAATATTTGTGAATTTGGTGAAAACGCTCTACCGCTAGTAGTATCGGCAGTTGGGTAAAAGCATACGCCATCGTACTCAGTATTGCCAGCGGCTGCTGTACCAATCAGCGTGTCAGAAGTTAAAGCAAGAATTGACATGATTATCCTTCGAGCAAGAGGTTTATAGTGCCAGCATCGAATGTGTCAATGCCGTTGACAGTTGTTATGCGTACTCGGTCAAGAGTTGCGGAAAGTTCTTTTGCACCGCCACTTGCACCTATGTAGCCTCCCGATTGACCACTAATAACGCCAGACTGACACCAAATATTTCCGCTTAAATTTGTCAGCGTTATTGAGCCACCCCATACTTGAGCGGCAAGATTTTGAGCAGTTAAATCAAAACCTGCTGTGCTATTTGCTGTTGCGCCAGCGTTAAAACTACCACCAGAATATCCTGTGTTTTCAATACCGCCAGCATCGCCTATTTGAAGCAAAAAATTACTTGTTCCACTTCCACTGACACCACTAAACATCACTGTGATTTTCTTACACCACGATGGGATGCCTGTGAAATCCAAAGAAGTGTTTGTTGTTAAGCCATTCCAGTTATACGCTAATGCTGTTTCCAATTTATTGACAGCATTTGTCGCAGTGGCGGCTTGAAGCGTCAGCGTATTTGTACCAGACACAGCAGGCGCTGATACTGTGATAGCCCCGCTGGTGTCTCCTGAGATAATTACCGAGGACATATTTAAACTCCTACTCTATAAGATTTAGTGTTTGCAAATTCTTTATGAAGCAATTCGGTTGCCAATTGGCGAACCTCAACTGCTTCATCTTCTGAGCTGTATGTTCCAAGATTTTTACATACTCCATCAACCCAAATCTGAGCAGACCATTTGTTTCCATATTCTCTTTTGTAAACACCTTTATTTGCTCTACCTGCTTTTCCAGAAATTCTGTTTCGACATTGTTCTGATCTAGTTGCAAGTCTTAAATTTTCCAATTTATGATTTTTAGGGTTTGAATCAATATGATCGACTTCTTTCATTGGCCATGACCCATGATATAAAAACCAAGATATCTGACCAACTGAATATCCTTTTAAAACTCCATCTACTTGCAAATAACAAGTTTGATGTCCTCTTTTGGTTGTTTGAACACTGACAGGCTTACCAGTTTTAAAACCAGAAATCCACATAAGAATTCCATCATCAGAAATCGTCCAAGAATTTCTGATTCGGTCTAATTCAAATTCTGGTCTTATTTTTATGGTCATAAAACCACCCACCTTGCACCACTCGGAATGGTGACAACGATGCCGCTGTTAATGGTGATAGGGCCAACACTGTGTGCATTGTTGGAAGAGCTGAGTGTGTAGTTTGTGGTCACGGTGCGCGTGTTCTCATAGAACACCGTATCAGCACCGCCACCAGTTGCACCGCCACCCACTGAAGACCACACAGTGCCGTTGTAGCCTTCAAACTTGTTCAGGCTGGTGTTGTATCGGAGTTGACCGGCTGCTGGTGAACCTGGCCGCTGCGCCGTAGTGCCTGACGCAATCTTGATGGCATCGGTTGCCGAGACAGTGAATGTGCCAGAGACAGACGCTGTGCCTGCCACCGCCAATGTCTTGCCTGCGCCAATGTTCAAACCAACTGATGTGCCAGTGCCTGCGGCAGCGAAAACGGCATCAACACTATCCAAATCGGTGTTGATCTTTGTGCCCCAAGTGTCTGTTGACGCGCCAACTTCTGGCTTTGTCAGCAATAGATTTGTGGTGGTTGTATCTGCCATCTGTACCCCTTACGCGGCTTCTTGCCAAGTGATTGAATTGTCTGCTAAATCAGACCAGTTTTCTGAGGTGTCTGAAACTGGTGTCCAAGATTCTGAGGAATCAGGCACTACGCCCCACCCATATCCAGTTATTGTGCCAACCGATCCAGCCGCGTCAACGCCACTGATCGCCACCACAACAGACATACTGAAAGTAACTGTGCCAACATCCCCTGTACCTTCAACGCCTGTGATAGCTTGGAAAGTGACCACCGCGCCAATCACCGTTCCAACACCACCAGTGGCCGCATTGCCTGTGATGATGGGTGAGGCAAATAGAGAGTTGACAGCGCCAGTGGCTGAATTGCCAGTGATGGCCACAGTCCTGTTGATGCCGACTGTGCCTACATTGCCGGTAGCAATCGTGCCATCTTCTTGAATGGAAACATTGGTCAGCAGCGTGCCAATGGCAGTAGTGGCTGAATTGCCACTGATATGCCATAGACACCAAGTCCATAGTAGCCTGTTCCATAAGCAGCCATGCCGCTGCTCCTCGGTTAAGCCAACCGGATCAGGCCGGTGCTTGCGTCATTGACAGGCATGGTCAGTGTGAATGTTCCTGCCGTCACGGTCTGACTGCCAAAGGTATGCACGCTCACCGCTTTGTCTGACTGACTTGAGTTATAGATCAACACGCAATCAAATGCGGTTGACAAGGTAACTGCGGCGTATGTGATGCTGGCGCTTGGCGTGACAAACGCTGTCGTACCGCTGGTGCTCGGTGGAGTGCCAAATGTGACGGTGACACCACCTGCGGTATAGCCTGAACCCGAAACCTCTCCAGTGGTCGTATATGCGGTTGTAGAGGCATTGATGGTGGCACTGTCCAAGTACAAAGCCGCCTTGAAAGTGTCAGCGGCAGTTGATGCACGCACAACACCTGTGCCGAAATTGTGAATGCCGGTCAGCAAATCACCTTTAAAACTTGTACACATGGATTGAGTATTGGCCACGGTCTTTTCAACACAACATGGACTGATCTGTGTACCAGTTCGTCATCCAAACGATATTCAACCCAACTGATGATCTCTTTGTCGTTCTCAATCGAACCCTCAGACTTGTGCAACAAGGATTCATCCATGTCGCCTTTGGTGGTGGTGATCATCATCCGAATGTCCTCGCCCTTGACAGCAATGATCCGCCGCTTGTCGCGCCTCGATCATCAGCAATCTGCAACTGCTCTAAGCCAGCGGCATACAACGATGACCACACTGGGATTCTCTCATCGAATTGTAGGTATGGGGCAGCTTGTAAAAGTGATCCATACAAGTAAATGTCAGGGGACTGCGTCAAAATGAAATTGGTTGCCACGCTCGCTGACAACTTTGTCAATTTTGCGTAATACACCAATTCTGCTGTGTACGCGGTATCAGGTATCGGTAGCAACCTGATCTGCTCACCCACAATCGAAAAATACAGTGGCTTTCCGCTGGACAAGTAGGTGGTGTTGGAGAGCGAATCCAGCGCATCAATTGTTTGAAATGTCAAAGGTGTCACCGGATTGGTGTCGAGCTTGATGGATTTGGTTTCCAAGAAATCAGCAGGCACTGTGCCGTATTCCTGCGCCGCCGCAAATGAGGCAGTGGCACGCACAATCATCTGTCGTGTGCGTAGCTGGCGCTCCATCTGCGCTTCTGCAAGGCTGATGAAATCAGGAATAACTGAAGTCAGATCAGACCGATTAAGCCAATCGGCCAGCGATGTCTTCAATTCTGTGTAGGTGGTCAATGCCATTTAGACTGCCTCTTTTTCGAGCTGTTCTTTCATCACCCAAGTGTGTTCATGTCGGAATTCAAATGTGCCAATGTGTCCGATCTCTTTCGAGACATCATGGTCAATATACACCTTGAAGCCCAGCTCCTGCGCCTTCTTGCAGAAGAAGACATCTTCGCCCATGTAGCCGCGAGTCTCATACTGCCACGGCATATCAAACCACGGCTCAGTCATACCCTCAAACACTTCGCGCTTGATTAGCATCACGCCAGTGCCGACTGAGCCAACTTCCTCTAATCCGGTGGATTCAGGCATGGTGTAAACCTGTTGGCGCTTGCCGTTCTCATCGTAGTTCTGCGCTGTTGGACCTGTCGGCATTCTGCGTCTGGCGCAGTTTGTAGCCACGATGTCCACATCATGCGCCAGCAAACGCTGAATCATGTCTTGTGGGAAAGTCATGTCCGAGTCAATGAAAAGGATATGACTGCAACCTTCACGCATTGCGTCCAAACACAAATCAGCACGCTGGTTTTGAATTAGCGTGCCTTGCAGTATCTTGAGGCTCACAGCGTCAGTCGTGTTGAGCGTGTGATACGCGACAGCATTAACCATACAGTATGTGTACTGCGTATGTACCATGTCACGCGCTGGCGTGCAGACTGCGATGTAGTTCATAGCTGACCTGGCCTCACTCTAAAGAACCTGTTATCGGGATCGTTTAACCATTTCTTCATGTAAACCGGATCATCAATCTTGCCCTCGGCCTTCAACTGAAAGTAAATGGATTCAGGAATGCTGGCAACATGATGCCATTCACCCTTCCAGTTTGCTTTGTTGTCGATGGCGGCAAAGTCGCGCTTGTTGGCCTCAATGACGGCAGTCAAATCTTGAGTTGTCTGAATCGTTGCCTCATCAGTCTCATCGTTGTAGTGCCAAGTGCGGGTGATCCCCTTGTCGGGGCTTGCATCAAAAAATCGTTTTTCCATGTAAGTAGGGGAGAGTTTCCTCTCCCCTATTCCTCTCAGTTGATTAAGAAGTGATCAAGTCTGCTGCCAAGCCGTGGGCATCCTCTGCCAACACCTTGTGCGCAAATTCGATGAGCAGCATACGCTTCTCAGCGTCACCGGTCTTCGCCAACTCGACTTGCTGATATGGACGCAGAACAGCCATTTTTGCGTACTCAGGATCGAGCACCCACGCATCGCGCTCGCGTTGAAAACGGTTCGCAATTACGGCAACGGTCCCGAAATCTGACACATATAGATCAACCGCGCCAATTAAAGTAGCAGGTTTTTCACCGCCATTAATATTAAAGCGTGAAGATGCAATACCAGCAAAACCAGACACGCGCTGCTTGTTGACAGGACCAACCATCAAGATTTTTGGTGTACCGCCAGAAGTCCATACTTTCTGAATCACATTCTTCAAAATAGTTTCAGTGAAAGTACGCACATTGCCGTCAGTGCGAGCACTGTTGGGCAGAGTGGTGTAGCTTGGGTCAACGCCGTTGGTTTGCTTGTCGGTGTTGGTCTTGATGAACGCTTGCAAGCTGGCAGTTGTGCGAGCTGTGGTGGTGTTACCAGCAGCGGCCACTGCACTATTCAACATGGTGAATTCTTGGTCACGCTTCAACTCAGCACCGCGCTTGGCGATCTGATAAGCCAACTCAGAACGCCGTCCTGCTTTGTTGACCACTTCTTCAGTGTTTGACAA